CGGTGTCTCGGGTCGATGGGATAGGTACTCACCAATGGCCGCCCCGGTGACGGGGCCCTCCATACTTGGGTCGAAGGTGACTTCCTTGAGTTCGTGTCTTGCGATACGCTCAAACCCACGTGCCTGTGAAGGCTGGTCTGTACCCTTTCCTGAACCCCTGGTCCGTATCACCCCTTGCAAAAGGGTTAGTACGGCGGAGAGGGGGCCCACCCCCAGCTTAAAGATATGTGGCAACACAGTCCTTAGGCCGAGGCGACGGAGCACCGCGAGGGGCTTCATCGTTGTGGGGAATAGCATCCCACCCAATGGCCGTGGCAACACAGCTATGAGGGGGATGTTCTTCAAGTCGTTCACGTCACGGAAGGCATCGATGAGGATCTTCGCAGAGCTCAATGATAGCCGACTGTCCCTCAGGGACCAGTCTATGGCTGTGGTCAGGGCGCTCGCGCGCCCTAGCCATGCTGCCGTGTCACGTGATTGGTTTGGACCGGGTATCGAGAGATACTTGATCTTCACCACATCCTGCTTAATGGGCTTCGGACCCGCAAGGAATCCGAACTCTTCAGCCAGCTGGACACAGTGCCGTGAGGCACCGTGTTTTCCAGGCGAAACGACCCAGGAAAACCAATTCCACGCAAGTGATTGGTATACCCACCAGTTGTCACAAAGCAACCTGACGTAGTCGTCGCCGACTATCGCGGTGAGTATTCCTGCTCGGTTCATTTCTCCAGTCTCTTCCATGGAATCGTCGGTAACGGCGTCGTCCAAGATGAGATTCTGGAGAGTCATGAGGATGAATGAGAGGTGTTCACCCATCATGATGCCAGTCTGGTGTGGTCCCTGAGGAGGGTCCATGCCGGCTGGGTAATCAAAGGTGTGGGGCGCGACAGCAAGGTCGGCCATCAACCTCGCGGTTGGTGGTATCCACACTCCCCCTCGCTCCAGGCCATGCAAGTAGCCAAGGATCACCACCCTCGCCATTTTGAGGGCGGTACTGTCGGTACAATTGCTTATATCGGCAGAGAGGGAAGGGTGGGATAGAAGCTTCCGCAAGCGATCCATCTTCACCCTTTTCAACATATCCCAGAGCTTGTGAGCGGACGCAAATCCGATACCAACCCTGGGGTCTGAGAGCGAAAGGTTAGATTGTATCCAGTGCCTCACGGACTGGCCTACGATCGAATAGTCGGTCTCCGGAACCGCAAGGGGCCGGGCCTTCCAACCTTCCTCTGGGAGACAAACTACACGTGAGTGTAGAGTAGTCCCCGTGATTATGAGATTCTGGCACGTCGGTTTCACAACCCACAAAGGCCAACCCTCCACGGCTTGGTTGGGACCAAGCGAAATCTGTCCCTTGCGGTACAGACTAACGAGGGCAATTCCCACAATCAGTCTCCCCCCCATCTCACTTTGCAGTGTGGATAGGATGGTAGACTCGTCCAGATCCTGGTTTCCCAGGTAAACCTCGTTGAGGGTCTTGCGACCTCTCTCCAGGTACACGGTCTGGCCCGTGAAATCGTAGGCCTGTTGGCGATGAGATACCTCGCGGTATTCATTGCGGGATTGCTCCCACATCGCCAATAAGTCCACTACCTTTCCTCCCTCATCCCTACTAGTTGTGAAACTAGCCGAATTCCTCGCGGAAACATGGGATGTATGGTCGCGGTACGTAGACGCGTGTCGTGTACCGAGGGAGTGGGCCCTCGAGTAAACAACCGTGAGGTTGTCCTCCCAGGGGCCCGGAGCTCTGGAGTGGAGCATCTCGCGATGTCTCTCCAGGGCCTTCTCACAAACCGAACGGTCGCCCGGCGGTAACCCTCGCTTCGCAGCTAGGAGTTGTGAGAAGATCCAGTCCTCCTCCTCGGTTAGTCCAGATCCTAGTGGCTTCCGCCACGCCGATCGAAGACGAAGTAGTTGCCTACAATTGAGGAGGAAGGCTGGCAGTGGAACGTCGGTCGGAAGACCACGTCCACCCGTTGAACGCTTCGGCCACCAGCCCGGTAGGGTCGGTGGTTCCTCGTTTCCGAGGAAGTCCATCTTGCGAAAGTGGATCCAGTTCAACATGTCCTTCGTTGCACTTAGCAAC